AGTGCCAGTGATCCCGTGCCGGTCAGATTGATCGCGCTTACGTCCTGCACGAAAGCCGCATTCTTCCCGGCGAGATTCCCGCCTAGCGAGATCGTATTCGTGGCGGTGATGTTGCGCGCCTGGACATCCTGCACGAAGGTTGCATTCTTTCCGGCGATGTTCTGACCCATGCTCAGCGTGCCGCTTCCGGTGATGTTGACGCCGGAGATGTCCTGCGAGAAAGTGCCGTTGAGCGTGGTCAGGGTCGTGATCGTTCCCGAATTGATCAACACGGTTGCGCCGCTGTCAGCCACAAAGCGCGCCCCACTCGGCACGGTCATTCGTTTGCCGTTGAGGTCAGTGCAGATCACGCCCTGCGCGCACTGGAATGCGCGCTCAACCGCCGCCTCGCCGCCGCCCGTAACGGCCAGCAGTAACGCCAGACCGGCCAGCGCAACGGCCAGCACGACTCCGATTGTGAGGGATTTGTTAGTCATGCGCTCCCCCTAGTTCACCAGCGACGGCGGAGTGCTCTGGTTGTAGCGCGGCACGACGAGGCACACGACGCTGTACAGGCCGACCGTCTGCGATTCGCCCGGATCGATGCCGAGGTAAACGTAGGGATATTCGCTGCACAGCGCCGGATCGACGCTGACGCGCAGAACCTTGTTATCGTCGGTAGCATTGGTCAACGTCAGGCCGGTTGAGGCGCAGGCCGTCCACGCGCCGCTTGAGTCAGTGCCCAGCGCCGAGGACAGTTTGTAGATGAAGGCAATAGCCGTGCCGCCGGCGGCTACTGTGTTGGCATCCTTGTAGACTTTGATCACCGTCGTATCGGTCGCGATCGCGCCCAGCGCCAGGATGAACTCCAACTCTGCCGCTTCGCCGATGTCCACTACGTCGGTGAAGATTTCCGTTCCGGTCGATCCGACGTCCTGCGGAATCAGGCCGGGGATCACGTGGATGTTTCCGAGGTTGTTCATGTCATTCTCCTTACGACCGGGTCGCCAGCGCGACGAACGGCGAGAGGGTTGCGCCCGTGCCCTTGTAGGGCGTGAGGGCCGAGGCGAGTGACGGCTGCCCGTCGCAGCGATAGACGAAGCGGAACACGGTTTCGTCGGTGAGGAACTGGACATGGATGCTCTGCGCTTCCTGCACCGTGCCCTTCTCCCACAGCAGATACTGTGACATATCGGCCAGCAGGATGTCGCCCACCGTGCCCAGCGCCGCGCTGAACTCCGTTTCGTAGACCGGGCGGCCCTTGACTCGCAGCACGCCCGTCGAATCGTAGTCAACGAAACGCGGGGGTAGCGCCGCCGTGCCTGCCGCCAACGCCAACGTGTCGAGCTGCGGCATGGAATCCGATCCGACGAACCAGGCCGATTTGGCCTTCGAGCGGGGCAGCAGGCGCGACCACATCTTGACGATGTTTTCGTACACGATGGTCGCCGCTGTCTGGTTGGTTTCGGCAGCCTGCGATACGAGACAGCCGCTGCTGAGAATGCCGAACGGCCCGCCCGCGCCGTCGCCATTCAGGATGTCGTCATTGACCATGAATGCGAGTTCCTCGCCCGCGCCGGTGCGAACGACTTCCGAAAACTGTGACGCATCCATCAGGAGTTCATCGGTGGCGTAAACCAGCACGGCAAACTTTTTGAGTTCCCAGTTGATCTGGCGGAACTTGGGTGCCGAGGCCGTTTTCGTGCCGCCTTCGGCTAGTCGATAGCCGCGAATGCCGCCCCAGCGCGATCCGGTGGCGCGGCTCGTTTCATCGATGCCGTGGATCCGGCCATAGTTACTGTTTCCGCTGACGGGCAATTTGCGCGCCATGCTCGAAAACGGCCCGACCTCGTGAACCGGTTTGAGCACCTCGGTGGTCAGCGTCGGCTCTAGCAAAAAGCCACCATCCGCCGGGATGCCTTCGCTTGCGCCAGTGGCCTTGATCGCCGGATTCATCAGGCGCGGATGAAACGTGCGGCCCTGCGACACAGCCGCCGATTTGACCGCCGCACACTGTTCGGCCAGCGATCCGAACGGAACATCTGCCGGGTCTCTCGTAACGGTGACGCCCGCCCTCAGGCCGCTGTCGAGCGCCGGCGCGGTCTTGATGATCGTTTCGAGATTGTCTACCTTTGCGCTCAGCGCATCGAGCGCGCCGACCTTCGTGGTCAGGCCATCGATGCCGGCTTTGAGCGCGGTCAATAGTTCTTCGCTCATCGTGTCTTCTCCTTGTGGTGCTGATGGATGAATCGCCGCCGCTTTAATCTCGCTCGTAGCGCTACCGTTTTCCTGTTCGGTCTCCGGCTCGTCTGCGAAATCCAGCGGTGCGGGGGTAAACGACTTGAGGGAAACAACCTGATTGCGATACTCCGCCGGGGTTGGTGTCACGCTGGCGTCCTGCCCCAGCGGCCAACGCGTGATGTGCTGCGCCTTGCCGACAACCTCGCGGTCTACCAAATGCGGGGCTGTGCCAGATGACCAGCCGAGCACCTTCAGCGTGCCGCGAATGATGCGCTCGTAATCGGCGCGGGCTTTCAGGATGGCCTCGATATAGACACCCTGCTCGTTGAGCGTGAGCATGCCATCGCCGATTTGATCCTTGATAAGGATCTCTCTTGGCTTGCCATTCACTGTGGCCTTGAGCGATATGCGGTGGTGAAACCATAGCGGGGTGGAAATGCTGCCCTTGAATCCGAAATCCGTCGTCGCGTCGAAGTATTCTTCAATCAAGTCTGGATCGTCCGGCGTCGTGAAACGAATCAGGTAGCCGCCGATCTTCCCGTCGCCCAGCGCCTTCACTTCCGATCCGAATGCAATCAGCATGTCTTCGTTCATTGCTTTTGTCCTGTCCGGGTTACAGACCGCGCCGTTCTCGATGGCATAGTCATGGATCATCTGCAATCGCTGCGCGTCCATGCGGCTGTTGCGTGCGCCGATCTTCATAGCCGATTCCAGCCGTGTGCCATCGGCGCTCTTGCCCATGATCGAGGTGTGACAGATCGCAATCGCCGACTCTTTATCCTTGCCTTCGCCCATCACCCTTTCGACGCATCGATCCATTTCCGCCCATGTGTCTTCCGGCATGTTCGGATAGGGCATTGTCACCTCACAACGAAAATCCCGAAACGCTATCTGCGCTTCGGGCTTCCTCTCCCGCGCCGGTGGTGTTCCGGCGTTATGCGATTGCGAACATTATACACCCACCCCCGATCATGTCAACGGGCAGAATTTTCCCACCTGCCGCACAGCGTCCACGACATGATTTCGGGATCGACGATTATCATACGTCCCTGTCCCGCCGCCTGTCTCAGCCGCTCGATCAATTTGATCTCAGCGGGCGTGAGAAGGAATGCAACGTATTGCAGATCGACCGGCAGGGTCGGGGTCGTCACGTAAGGCATACGCAATTCACTCACGGCAGTAACACCGTCCCGTCGTCGGCTGTGACCTGACAATCGCAGCGATAACCGCCGCAGTCCATCGCCGCGCCGGGCGTGCGTGGAAAGTAATTGCGGTCGGTGTACCATTTGAGACGATGCCGCTTGCCGTCGAGGTTGGCGCACGTCGCGCAATGCTCCTCAGTCTGGCCGAGATGCCACGTGCCGGGCCGGTTCGCCAACACCGACGCGCGGCCCTGCGCGCCCAGATTGCGGAGCGCATTCACCCACAGATCGACGCGCGATAGAATCGCCTCACGCTCGACAGGTGTGGCCGCCGCATCAGCGGCTGCGGCGAAGGATTCAACGTGCGCCAGTTGGCCGTTCTTCCATTCGTCAATCGCGGCGAGTTCATCCTTTTCAAGATCGTCGTGCGTTATCTTCGATCCGGCCTCGACTGCACCCTCGATGAAGATACGCTCTGCGTAATCCTCAATCAGTGTGCCAAGACGATCCCGCAGTGCAACCGGGGTAATGTTGCCGCGAAATACCTGATTGACGGCGGCGATAAACTCGGAGCGGTAGCCGTGCGCTACGCCCGAAATGGACTTAACCCCCATCCGGCTGGCTAGCAATTTTTCCGCAATGCGAATAAATGCGTCATACGGGATCGTTTGTTCTTCGTGAGGCATCTTCATCACGCATCGCCTTGAGTTCGTCAATTACGCCAATCAGCGCGACAATATCGTCGTTCCGATCCGACGGAATGGATCGCATAGAAAACACCGCTTTGATGTCTTCCGGTGTGCGGCACATCCTCAGCCGCGCCCGCGTCGTATCCACCTCAGACGCCAGCAGCACGTCGGATGCAAATGTCACCGACGCCGACTTACCCGCCACAAGCGCATTGCGCGCCTTGCGCTCGAAACGCTGCCAGTCCTTTTCCGCCGCGCCGTCTTCCTCAATCGTATCATCTCGATCCGGCGCAACGGCAACGGGCGGCGCGACAGGCGCGGCTTCTATCAGCATCGGCTCCATTTCGAGCATGGCGCGCGCCTCGTCAACCGTCATGATCGCCTTGCCGCCGACGAGTTGAGACAACGCCTGAGCCTTTTGGAGTTCGTTCTGCTGCATGACTTCCAGTTGGCGCGGGAGCGGTTTGAGGATCAATCCCTGCGGCTCGTACACCATCTCATTCCAGACTTCGGTCATGCGATCGTGAATCGGTAGCACCGTTTCGGAATACAGTCGGACGTGATCCTCTAAAGCCGTCGCGTAATTGGCCGCGTCGCTCATCAGCACACTGAGCGGGATACCGAAGGCGATAGCGACGTTACGCGCCGATTGATCGTACAGTTCCGGCGCGATGGTTTCCTTGATCGAACTGCCGATCTTTTCGACTGTCAATTTGCGACTCAGTAGGATAAATCTAAACGCGCGTTTTGCGCCGGCGACTAAAGCATTCCAGAAGGACTCCAACCGGTCTTGATCTTTCGGATTGATTGGCCCGTCCTGAAACAACAGCGTCACCGGAAAACCGCCGCGCAGGAAATAGGCCGAGGCGAAGTCAGTCAGGTATTTGATCAACGTCGCATCGCCCAGCGCCGCGTTGACTGGCCCTGTGCCCGGCCCGACCTCGGCCAGGATGTTCGGCCACCACCACCACAGCAACGACTTCTCGTAATCGTCAATCGCCTGCGAGCCATAGTGGAAGCCGGTCAATTTGCCCGTTACCAGATCGATGTCCGGGCGCATGTTCGGCGCGACGAGAAAACGCCAGCGCGTATTATGGCCGAACGTGTTTGTTTCTTTGAGGCAATAGGCCGCGTTGAACACCAGCAGCGAGGCGCACAACTTGTAGTTGAGGTCTTTCCAGTAGCGGGGGGTTGCTTCCTCAGTCACGTCCGTGTCGCCGCGAAACACGCCGAACGGCATTCTAGAGACCGCGCCCGCAATGATGTCGATCGCGCGGAAGGACAATGCAATCGTCAGCAGATCGCGCGGCTTCAGCGTGCCGCCGCCGCGCTCCGGGGCAACCCAATCGAGAAAGTCGTCCAACTGGGTCAGCGATGGGGTGACGCTCTTTGTGTCGTAGGCAACGCTGTACAATCCGGCCACGTCATCACCTCGCAGTGTATTCGCGTTTGCCCGCGATCATATTGCGCAAAATCTTGGCAATGTCTTCGGGAACAACAAGACCACCCTTAGAAACGCCATTGGGTACTTCCTCAATTTTGACCGTCGCGATCTCGGCGGGAACATCGCTCAGATCATGGAGGTTGAAGTTTTCATCACACCATCCAACGACCTTAAAAATCATTACTTTGCTAGAATCGATTTGCGTCATGTCACCACCCCGTTATCGCCGGCACGACGCTGGTCATCGCCCGCCAGCACAGCGCCAGCGAGATCACGCGGTCGTCGTGCATCCCGCTCGGAGCGCCGAAGCGCGTTCGCCCGCTGTTGCTGATAATCTCATACGCGATCAACTCATTGGCGTAATCCGCCGGAACATGAAAACCATGCAGGGTAAACGCCTGATTCAACGCCTCGATCAATGGCGACTTCGAGGTCGGTGTCATGTCGAATCCCTCAATGGGCAGATCGGCATACTGCAACTCCTCGATGTTCGGCTCGCCGATGCTGTTTGATTCTACCAGCCAATATAGCACGCCCCAACGTTCATGCAATGCGAGAAAGCGCGCGCGCTGCAGATGATAGTCGATCTCATTGAACCACTGCCAATCTACCACACGATTACAGTTCTGACATCCCAGCGTGAGAACAGTGTAGTCGTCTTTTTTCGCCCAGTCCACGCCGCCCACGATGACATGCCCGGCGTGCTGTTCGGGTGTGTCCGGCTCTGCAATCGTCGCGCACGCGCCGACGTTCTGAAAGTACGCGCCGTCCTCGACAAACTCCGCCATGATCTCCTGACGGAATACCCGATCCGGTAACTCGGCGCGCAGCGCGTCCAACTCAGCACGCGGGATGAATGGGTTGTCGTAAGTGGTAAAGTGAAACGCGCGCCAGTCGGGATGCGTTTCGTGCTGCCGACATAGCCGATAGAAATAGTTGAGACCTTTCGGAGTGCCGCCGAAAAACGCATCCCCAGCCAGGTCGGTCAACGTCGCGCGGATCACGTACTCCCAACTGTACTGCAACTCTCTGACCTTCGATGCTTCGTTGACTACGATGCGCTTGTACTTCCGCCCGCGCCCGCTGTCCGGGTCTTCGAGCGACCACATCTCGATCCAGCCGCCGCTTGTCAGGTCGATTCGTTTCTCGGTTTTGTTAGACGCCTTGATCACCGATGCCAGGCGGAATATAAGATCGCGCCAGTTATCCGCCGTGTCCTTGTAAGTCGGCGCAAACCAACCGACCGGCTGCCCGTGCAGGGCCGGCTCGATCAAAACGTCCTGGAGCAGCACGTCTTTACCAAAGCGCCGCCCGCAACGGATCGCGTTGAAGCGCGCCGCGTTACGCTTGATCGCCAGTTGCGCCGGATGCAGTGCGAGGAGCGGCAGCAAGACCGCCGTCCGCTGTGCTTCCCGCCACGCTTCCGCCGCTGCCCGATTCAGCCAATCGGGTACGAGCGGCTTCGACCATTGCTCTGTAGATGCTGTTTGCATCGTCCTCACTCAAACCGGATTCGACGCGCCAATCGACCACGATCCGATCCTTGTAGAGTCCACGAATCCGCGCCAATTTATCGAGCGCGGCTTGTGCATCATGTAATTCAATCTCGATCTGCGTTCCATCTCTGCCGTGTTTGACACGGAACTTCTTAACGAGATGCAACTTGCCGGCGCGTTTCGCTTTTTCAAGATTTAACTCATTTTTTCCACTCCATTCGCTCACATCGAAAAAATCTTCGAGTGTAGCGGTAGCGTGTTGTGTCAGGCGTAGAA